TATTTGTAATTTATTTTTTTTAAATACTTCCAATACTTTATCAATAACGTCCCTCTCACTTTTATCTAAATCGAATAAAAAACTATCATATGTGTAAAGTATTAATTTAGTTTTCGTATCTTTCAGCAACTTCAATATTTCCCCCAATATACAAATATTATATGCGGTCTCCAAGTTTTGAAGCAAATAATTTAAAAGTTTTTGGGGTTTCATGTTTTCTAATACATCTTTCCTATAAACATAATTAGATATAGGACATGTAATGTAACCCTTATTTTGGAAATCACCCCACAATTCATCCGTATATTTCTGTACCTTTTTAAAAAACTCCAGATCTTTATACTTATCAAATACTCCTCCGTATAGTTGTTTAAATGTTAGCTCTTTAGCTTTTTTATAATCCACACCATACATTTCGGCAAATGCACTGTGAATGTCTTCATCACCGAAGTCATAATCAACCAACTTAGCCAACAAAGTAGGATGGTAGGCACCAATATCAAGCTCAAGAAGAGTACTATTGCGAGCGATAAAAGACTTTCTTTCTCCTGTGTTTTTTGCAAGTGCGGCATAATTTACTCCTTTAAATCTATTTGATGGTCTTGTTGTAAGTGTTTTGAAGTTGAATTGCGTGTAGACATATTCTCCATCGACAGTGTGAAAGTGCGATTCAAATTCTTTTCGGTCAATTCGTACACCACTTTGCTCCAAGGCGTTGAAAACCACTGTGGCTTTGTTGTTGTAAAATTCATTGATTGGTTCATTAATTCTGGTTTTTAGTTTGTCAAATAAATTCTCACAATACTCATAGTGTTTTACTATCGGTATAATGCGGTTTATGTCTTTTTTATCTCCCATCTTGCTGTAGAAGAAAGAGTGGGTTTGTGTTGTTTCGCGTATATATGTAGGAGCATTTAATGTTATGTCATAAAGAGTTTTTAAAATAAAATAATGTAAAAATTCCTTTTTATCGCGTACATATATGTTATCATAATTTGATAATATGCGTTTAATATCGTCTATACTTGCGTTTAATGTCTCACTGTGGGCAGTGGGTATGATAAACCCTTTAGTTGAATTTAACGGTCGTATATAAACAGCACAAATGTCATTTTGGGTTGGGTGAATCGTGTCATTGTAGGGAATTATCTCTACAAATACATCTTTGTAACCACCATTGGAAAACCTTTCTATTTGATCTTTAGCTTCTACTAACCAAAACATAACATTTATTTTAGATCAATATACGAACTAAAGATTAGTAAACCAAACTATTTATAATATTTTGAAAAGTCAAATTTTAGAAATCTTCCTAATCCTATTATTTTATTTCTTCTTTCTGCTATTTGAATCATACTACTATTTGTTTTCTCAACTTCTTCCTCAATTCCTGTTAAAACCCATTGGATTTTAAATATTAAATAAGGCTCCCACATCCAATCTCCATCTTTGCTATCTAATTTATCATATAAATCTTCATCTAACTCTAAGTAAAACTGTTCATTGATTTTTTTAGAAAAGAATCTTGTGTAAGATCCTACTTTATAATCATCCTCTATAGGAGATGGGTAACACTGATATGGTACTGACTTTCTAGTAGAAACATTTAAATTGATTTTTTGAAGTTTAGCATAATCTACTACCATACCTTCATCATATCCCGGGGTGTTAATATCAGGAAAAATTGAAGGAAAGTCACCATATGCTATTTCGTTTTGAGGTAAATTAGGTGTAAATGATGTATCTGTATCTTCTACTATCTCTAATTCAACATTTGGAGGATCATTTTGTGTTTTACCTGTATAGTATCTTCCATCATAGGTTTTATAGTAAAATCCTATATAAAACTCTTTGGTTGCTTTATAAACTAACTTTCTATCGTTAGAGTATAAATTTGTTATTATTCTGTTATTAGGTATATACATAATTTATGCTGTTGGGGCTCTAAATACCATAAAATTCCAATTACTACTAGGTCTACCTCTATATGGAAAATCTGTATTATAATTTAATTTATACGATGATGACCATCCAGATGAGTTAATATCACCTACATAGATTTGAGTGTGACCATATATGTAATGTGTATTTTTTCCAGATGTTGGAGCATCGTTAGCCCAATATGCAACAACATCACCATAACCCCAAGTTGTTGAAGATAGTTTTGAAAGTAATGTTGATTTAGAAATTCCTGTTGATGCTGTTTTTTTATACCCTAAAGCTGTTAAATTATTATAATATTCATTATTATTATTTGCATTACCCCCAGCTGATATTTGTTTTGATGGTAAAGTATTTCCTTTTATAATTTTAACATAACCAAGAGCCATATTTGCAGTCCACCTAGCACACATTGCTGCTTTTTCACCGTCTCTATTAAATACCCCAACATAGCTAGCTAACATAGCTTCTCTTCTTGTTGGAGATAAAGGATTTACAGGAGGGGGAACTGGGATGTTTACAGTTGCTGGTAGTGGGGTTCTTGTTCCTGTGGCAGATTGAGTTGTTGCTGTTGATTTATTTTGTTGTGGTCTTATAGCAGCACCATCACCCCCTTCAGCAGGAACTGAAATTGTTTCTAATTTAGTTGTCCAAGCTGTAGTAGTAATACTATGATTAAGACCTGTAAGTTGTAAATCAACGGCATCATCTTGATATGAAGATGGAAGTATATCATCAGTCATTAAGAATTTTTGGTAAAGCTTCATCCCACTTAACCCATCCATCTCTAATGTTAATTTAAAAGGTAAAAAAAACGGTGATTGTAGTTGTTGTGCTTTTTGATTTTGCTTGTCTCTTGTATTTATATCTGATAGAACTCCTAACATTAAAGCCACATTTGTTTTATTATGATCTACAAAAGCATTAAGATTTCCACTAATCCATTTTAAACCATTATCTTCTGTAGGACCATATACTGATGCCATAGTGGTTTTTATATAATTATTGGCAGTCATATTCTTTGAAATTGTTTTGATTGTTTCTTCAGTGGTAGATATTGAAGGTGTTGTTGGTTTAACATCACTAGGTTCTGATAGTTTTTTAGGTATTATCCTATCAATTAAACCAGCATTGTAGTTGGAAAATGATGTTGCATTTTCTGATATTTGGTTTGCATTAGATTGTGCTCCTATTGAAATCATTGTAGCAAAATCACTAGATATAGATCCATTTAAATTAATACTACGAATAAAACTTCCATCAACTCCAGGTTTAACACCAAACACATTAAATCTTGTAAATTCTGGTGTACTATTTTGGGCTACACTAGATGATATTATTCCACTTCGTCTTTGAGGAATAGTATCTTCCATAAGTCTAACTAATCCCCCATTGTCTGATAATTTAAATTTAAAATCATTTATACCCCCGGTTGCTTTTATAATTCCACTATTAATATAATTTAAAAAATCTAATAGAGGAATATTACCATCTTCTGCTACAGTTTCTTCTAAAGCTTCAGCTATATAATTGGTACTAACCATTATATTAGTAAATCTTGCTAAATAATCACCATATTGATATGATGTTGTTTTTAGAAGGGTATTAAGTGGATACTCTTCATACGCTGGAACTGAAGTTGAGAATGTGCTACCAATATTACTTGAATTATAAGGAATTAAACATACTCTAGGATCTGCAGAAAGTTGTCCAGGGATGTATAATATTACATTATCATCTTTATCAATATTATCAAAATCCATATCAAATTGAAATAAGGGAATACCATCATCATATAATAATATATGGGATTGAATAAAAGATAAAAAAGCACCATATTTTATAAATGTTTGAGGGTCTCCTTTTCTGTTATTATCTAATGTTGCTCCAGGAACAACAAGAACAGAACCTGAGTATGTTATATCTTTTGGTGTTTTTCTTCCATCCTTTACTTGTAAGGCTGTATAATCAGTTAATATGGGTATTGATCCTGTAAGATCAAAACTCCTTTGATATATTGAATATAATTCTTTATTAATTGTTGTTGCTTGAGCATTTGCTATTAAAGGAGGAACTGGATTTTCTTTAACTGAATTTTGGTAGAATTTTTCAAACCAACTTTCACCTTTTAGAAGAACCTGCTCTGATGTAGTTATATCACATTTTAAGGATGAAATAACATCTCCAACAGCTGTTAATTCGATTGTACAATCATAACTACCATCGGGGTTAAATGTCCAGTTAAAATTACTTATCTTACCAAAAACAGCATCATAATTACCGACGTGCAATTCTTTAGTTTTATCAATAGAATTCCACAAATCATACTGATTATATTTTGTAGAACCTAATAATTTACTCATAGGTTCAGTAAGGAATTGATCGAAATTTATTAATTCCTTATTATTATTTAAATATTGACTCCAACCAAATTCCATTAATAATGTATATCCTGGTCTTAAATATAAAACATCAAATAGTTGGAATTGTTCTTTACTAAAACATTTAACATTTATTACAGTTTTACTTAAAGCCCCATTATTATAATAAGTAACATCTGCTTGAGTAATACCAGGCATAGGGACATATCCTCTTTCTTTTATCCCACCCCAACCATAAGCTCCATTAAAGATTGAAGAACCATTATTTAGACCAGAATTTAAACCACTAAATTCACTACTACCATCTATCTTACCATCTGCAATGTCCCCTTTAACAGATACTACTCCTCCCTGTAGTATAAAATTTCTAGCCAAGGAGTTTCCTTCTATTTCGGATTCAAGATATCCTTTTTTTATTAAATCACCTAATACTGATTTTCCTCCTACGCCACCCTCCCCTAATGTTAAATTAACAGAACTTGCTACCCTTAAAAATGGTGTTTTTGATATGTAATGTTGGAGATCTTTTGTTGGAATATTTGAGTATTTTCCTAGGGATTCTTGTCTTACATCTACTTGATCTTTAACCCAAGGTGCAAAAGGGCTGCTTAAAAAATTGTTTGGCATAACTTTATCTATTTAATACATTATAACTATCTACTATTGATACTATATTGGTTGGTATTCTTATTTGGGATCCTATAGGAACAGTAATAGAACCCATATTTATTTTGTTAGGGTTAGCGCAGGAGATAACCCAATATAAGTTAACATCATTATAAAATTGAAATGCTAGTTTATCTAATCTATCCCCCCACTCAGTTTCAACCCAAATATCACTTTCATTTGTTGGGATTTCAGGATATGTAGGATTTGTATAATACTGTGTTCCTAAAGTTCCAACAAACTCATTTGTATTTCTTAATTTTTTTATAGTAGAGTATCTATTCATTATGTTGTTGCTGAATTATTATCTCCATCACTTGTGCCATTAGGTTCATATGTTAAATATTCATCATCATAATTACTATTAATACCATTAGTTAATGCTATAAATTTAGAATCTGGGTTATTAGGATTATTTGGTTTTTGTGGTAGGAATGTATGAATAGGAGTGAACGAAAACCCGCTTACTTTAATCATATGTGGAAGTTCTTTAACTGAGCTATCTGACCCACCTTCTTGATTGATAGCTATTTCCCAAGATGATTCTTGAGGAACTGTATATGTTAGAGATGTTATAAATCCAGGTTGTTCATATAAGTAACCCCCTATAGTTAATCTAACCATATTACCTCTCATAAATCCAGCTTCACTATAATCGGGAGCTAGAGTTGATGCTAAGTAATTTAATTTTTTATACATTGGGATAAGTTCGGCTTTTGATTGAGCTGCTACTGTAAACCCTAATGAAATTGTTCTTCCAAACCCTTGATAGTTATATAATGAATCTCCTCTACCTACATAATTTACAGGATTCCATGTTGATGTATAGCTATCTGAAAAATCATCTAAAAATGCTCTAAAATGCATATAAACGGCTTCACCATTAGATCCATCGTTATTAATAGCTGCTATTCTAAATTTAACAGCATCATTTATTGGTTGTTTTACATCAGGCCCTACACCTGAATACATAGGCATAGCTGTTATTTTATCTAATGCTTCTAATTCTAAGGCATTTATACCATAATTCCATATATTTTTCCCTAAACCATTAACTTCAGCATCTCCTCTTTTATTTCCTCCCTGTTTTCCAGGTTGACCCATATTAAATCTAACATCTTTATTTTTAGATCTGTATGAAGGTGATAAAGATAAAACTGTTGATTTATTAGTTGTTGCTGGTGGGTTTGGTCCAACATCATATAGTTCTTTTCTAAAATCTGTAGGATATAAACCGGATTGTCCCCCTTGAACAACACCATCCTTACCTATTAATTGTAATTGATCAAAAGTAAGAGAATTATTTTTATATAGAACTTTAGTATTTGTCTGAAATTTTAAAGTTGTAAATGTCTCACCATCAATATCATTTATTTCTGGTATAAGTCCATTTACTTTAAATGCAAAAGATTGATACGGACCATTTACTCCTACTTGTATAGCCTCCCCAGTTGAAAGAGAATCGTTAAATATAAATTCTCTATCTGCTTGTAATTTAATTACTTCACCTAAATATTTTTGGCCATATATAGCTGATACACTATTTTGATTTTGTAAATTAAAGAAATTAAATGTTGAATCGCCTTGTGTTTGATATGCTCTATTATTAACACCTCCTATCCAATATTGTCCTGGGTCCGATACGGATTGAGGGTTTGCTACTCCTGTTCTCTGATCTGCAAACTTAATATTTGTTTTTCCTATACCTAATATTGATCCCGGACCTCCAGAGTATGATAATAGATTTACTTTTGGTGATGAGCCATCCTCATCAATAAAATATTTTAAATTTACTAATCTATTAGGACCATCCTCAGGACTTTCATTAAGTATTCTTTCTTGACCTACTACACTTTCATAAGTTGTTAAACCTGCTCCTGGGAATAATCCTCCTTCAACTACACCACTCATAGGTGATGTTGGATCTAAACCTAGTTGATTTAAGTGTAAACCTGCAAAACCTCCTAAAGCTTGACCTAATGTTGATAGTGGGGTATAAATTCCGGCATTAATTAAACCTCCACCTCCCATAAGAACACCAGTTGCGGTATTTTTAAAAGATAAATCTGCAGTACCTGCGTATCCTATACCTACAGAGGCTTGAGTTTTATTAGCAGTACGTGATAGTAAATTTTGCTTAGCAATAAATAGAAGCCCTGCTGGTGATGAAGGATCAACAAACATTTGAGCTAATCGACTTACATCTTTTAAAGCATCTAAGGGTGCTAGAAATCCATTTCTTATTAAGAAATCAGGACCTGATCTTAATGGAAGGTCATCGGATTCTAACCCATCAGGAATAGCTTTAGTAATATAAGGTTGTTTACTAGAACCCCCATCACGTCTGTCTCTCCCCCAAGGTAGATTAGTTAAATCTGTTTGGAAGTTTATTAAAGGCATATTGCTTTTTTAAAGTCCTGCTGCTCCGTCAGGTAAATTATTTGCATATCTATTTACTGGTTCTTGATATGCTTGTGTTTGTTCTCCTAATTGAGATGTTGATGGTGTTGTGTATCCTGAAGCACCAGCACCCATGTTAGTATACGCTGGAGCGCTTAAATTTGGATCACCAATATTTGAGTATTGATTGTGTAATAGTGAATTACCTACAATACTAACACTGTCTGGAGTAACACCATTAGCTGGAGATACTGGAACACCATATGTTGAACCATTTGCGTCAAATTGACTTTGAATTGAATTTGCCATAATTTTTTGTTTATTTAATTGTTGTTTTATTATAAATATATGATTATAATTTATTATATGCTAAAGTTGTTGCAGTTCCTACTAAAGCCCCATCCATGTATACGTTTCCACCTTGCTCAACGGCTGCTAGTAGTTTTTCTAGTAATTTTTCTACCTTTCCACTATCTCCACCTCCTAAGCTAGTACCAGCCATTACTATATCATCAGCTCTAAACTTTTGAATAGGTTGTCCTGGTCTTGATATAAAATCTTCTGCTACATCATTAGGTACTAAAGCTTTACCAACAGTTTCAGCTGCATTAGGTGCATTATCTGCTATTGCCCCTCCAATCCATCTACCTACTGCGTCACCTGCTAAACCTCCTAATAAAGTACCTACAAATGGTATGGGTATAAAAGATCCAGCGGCTGCTCCTACAGCTGCTCCACCAATTGATGTTAAAGCTTGTATTGCTCTTTTACCAACAGCTTTATTAAGTTCTTCTTTTGGAACCCCACCAGCTATCATACTACTAATATCACTAGTAGCAAATATTCCTTCTAAAGCAGCCCCTAATATTGGTATTTTACCAAACATTTTCTTTACAAATGAACCTGAGTTTGCTTTAAAGAATTTTTGTATTCCCTTCATAGGATTCATATCAGCTATCTTTTTAGAGATACTACTAAATAACCCTCCACCTCCACCCCCACCGGGTTTAGGTACTGGTGGTTTCATACCACCTGGTGATCCTCCAAGACTTGATGAAGATGATTTTATTGGTCCTCCTCCACCGCCTGGTGTTGGTCCTCCTCCACCGCCGGGTTTAGTAGCTCCACCAAATATACCTCCAAAACCTCCAGCAGTTAAACCTTTTATTTTACTTAATAATGCCGGAATTTTTCCTAGTGATTTTAAAATCAGAGATAATCTACCAAACATTCTTATTCCAGCAATACCCAGCATTATTTTCCCAATTCCTGTTAGTATTCCTTTAAAACTCATTACATTTTCAACCACATCCATTAAATAATCTAATAATGATGCAAATTTATCAATTATAGGAGTTAATTGATCTTTTAATTTTACCATTGCATCCGCAAATCTTTTACTTGATGCTTCAGCATGGAGTTGATCAGATAAAGCTTCGGATCCAATTTTCCTTTGTTCTTCAGCTGTTATCTCTCCATCTTCCATTGCTTTATTATAAGCCTCAGTAGCAGATGTCATAGATTTAGCTTCACCTGTTAAAAGCTCTTGTGTTTGTAAAGTTTCTGCTAATTCTTCCCTTGACATTCCAAAGGCTTTAGCTAATGATTGTTGTTGTAAAACATTCATTTTACCAAAATCAGCTGATGTACCAATTTCTCTAGATATTGCTTTAGCTAATCCTTCTTGATCACCCATTAAAGCAGCTCTTCTAGCATCTTCTAAATTTAACTGTTTACCAGTCATTAATTCAGCTTCCATTTCTGCTGCTATAGATGATTCAAAGTCTAATAGTGATGATGATGATTTTGATAATTGGGCTTGACTCATTCCTAACTTAGCAGATTGAAATGCTGCATTAGCTAATGATTTACCTTGACCTTCCATTGATAATCTATTAGCAGCACTAATATTACCAATGTCAGCAAATACTTGTTGTTGGTTTACTGCTACTCCTTCTTGTTCTGCTAAAATTGCTACTTGTCCTCTTAAAGATGCTGTAAGATCTTCAGTACTTTCACCTCTTAATTTTGCTGATATTAGAAATTGAGCTGCTTGTTGGTTAGTTAATCCAAACTGTTCATGTAATAGTGAAAATGTTTTTAATTCCTCTTGAGTTAACCTAACAGCACCTCCTATTTCAGCATTAAATTCTTGTATACCTTTAACAGCATCCGATATGGTAAAATGCATATGGCCTAAATTATTATCAGCTTCACTTGCTGAGTTAGCCATAAAATTCATTGATTCTTTTAAATCATTAGCATCTCCCCTTCCTAATCCAAATGTTTTTGCTAAATCTTCTCTTGCTTCTCCAAAGGCTTTTACTCCGTTTTTAAATCCTTTAAATATAGCTACATCTAAAGCAGCTAACATTTCCTTTTTAAACTTTGTAGCTCCCTTTAAAAGTGTATCTCCTAAAACTTTTGCCTCAATATCTGCATCACCCATTACATCTTGTAAGGACTCCGAAGTTCTTTCACCGTTTTTCTGGGCCTCCTTTAATTCTCTATTAAAATCATTAGCTGATTGTTGTTGGTCGTAAAGTTCTTCAGTTAATTCATTAGCTTCTTTACCTATGTCCTTAAACATATCAGCATATTTGCCAAATCCTATACTTTTCATTAACCCACCAGCTGAATCTAGTGCTTTCTTAGTTAATTCATTATATTCTGCAACTTTTTCTTCTTTTGCTGTTCTATCTGCTAATTTTTTATTTATGTCAGTTAAAACTGAAGATTCAGCCTGCATCTCCATTATCATATCTGCATGACCCTCAGTAATTTTTTCTGTTACTATTAAGTTTGCCAGACGTTTTGCTAAAGCATCTTCAGATAATTTATTACCATCTTTTCCTAAAAGTATTGTACGATTAGCTATTTTAAAGTTAGAAAGTTGGGATTTGTATTTTTGTTGGAGTTGACCTAGTTCTTTAGCATTTAATCTATTAATGCCTTCCTGATCATCTTTTAATTTTTCAGCAATTCCTTGAATTTGGCTAGTTGATCTTTTAGTAATATTAAGACTTTCATTTTGCTTTTTTATAGCACCATTTAAACCTATTAAAGTTTCATAGTAACTCTTTGCATTTTTTCCAACATTATCTAATGATTTATCTAAATCATCTACACCATCAACTAATTTAATAATAGCATCATCGGCGTCCCCCATAGCAGAAATAAACTCACGGGCTGTTTGACCTGTAAAGGGATTTGCCTTACCTAGAGTTTCGTAGCCTCTTCTTATTTGTTTAAGAAGTTCAACTACCTGTTGGTATTTTTTAGGGTCTAAACTATTATCATCCATTCTAGGTTTGTTTTATTATAAATATTAGAAAAACCTATTTTTGTGACCTTTTTGAAATGTAAGAGGGGGGTGATACTGTTTTTGGAGGTTGGGATGTAGATGGATTATTTAAATCTATCTGTGTACCATTTCCTTTACTAGCTTTTTTTCTATTTTCTTCAACCTCATCATAATGGTTTTTAAGCTTATTAAAAGTAAACTTGCGTAACCATATAGGCATGTTATATACGGTTTCCCAATCATACCCACCCTTACCATTAAATACAATTTCGTGTATAGTATTAAATACATTTACTCTAATTGATGGAGCGTTATCGAGCGTCAGGCCAAAAAAAGTTAAGTCCAATGGGGAGGATTGCGTCATCACTACTTCCGTCGGGAAAAAAAGTTAGATCAACATCTGGTTGAACTAATTTAATATAGTTTCTTAATGCCCTGGAATCCTGGGCCAGCAGATAATTATCTACGAACTCCCTAATAGATTTTTTGTCGGGATTTCCCTCAATTGCCGTTATAATATATTTTAAACGTGTGGACATTTCAGGATTAGCATCTTTGTTAATCTTTTTAAGTCCTTGAAGTTCTCTTTCAATAGATCTTTCATCTCTACCATCTAATATTTTAAAAGATATTTTAGCTTTGATTTTTGGAAGTTCATAATCAAACTCATTTACTCCTTTTGTAATTAAATCTTCATTAAATTGAATATTTTCTAAGGTAGATAAATCAACTGATTCCTTTTCACCATTATATTCAAATTCATATGTTGAACCATATCCTAAAATACGTGCTGCAATAAGTAATGCATTTTTATCCCCTACAATAATATCATCATATTTAATAGCTTTATTAACTATAAGTGATTGTAATAATTTATCTAATACAATTCCTTTTTTGATGTATGATTGGTTTGTTAAAATATCTTCTTCTTTAGCAGTCATATATTTTATTTCAACCATACCAGAAGCTAGTGGGTTTTCTTCAGGATATAATAATCCCTTTGAAGGTAATTCTACATTTTCAGTAGGTAGTTTAAATTCTTCCATATAAATTTTATTTGTTATAACTTTATTATTCGGGTATACATATACAATATAAAAAAAAGCTTGACCGAAGCCAAGCTATTCTTTAAAATATGTAATTTTTCTTCTAGAAATTTAATACACAATAATCCATTCCAATTGTCATATCAATATTCATTGCTTCACCATCAGTGTCCCAATTCATATCTCCGAATGATGCATCTTTAATAAATGCTCCTTTAATAATCCACTCAGATACTACATCCCCTACAGGACCTAATACATCAATAGTTAAGTCTTTCTTATAGAAATCAGAGTAACCATCTCTACCAGTAACAGACTCATGGTGTAAACGAACCCATTCCATAGTTGCTTGAGCACCTGATGGAGTTATTGGATCGAATAACTGCATAGTAATATCATTCCATCTTAATTTACCTTTTACTTTACGGTAAGTGTTGATATGATTTAATGTGATTTCATCTTGTGCAAATCCTAATCCACTAACACCTTTAATTATATATGATGGGAATCCGTCAACGTACATGATAAACCTATTTGCTACTTTTGGTTCAAAAGCTGTGAAAAATATTTCGTTTGGGTCTAATACTGCCATTTTGTTTTTATTTAATTTTTTTATTCAATTATAAATATTGCGTTTTTTAATTCTTATGCAGGAAATTCAGCTCCTGTTGGAAGAATGTTGAAATCTAGGTATATAAATTCAGCTGTTTTCGTTGGTTGAATGTATATTGCGCCTCTCAATTCGTTTCTGTCGATTACATCGGCTCCATTGTTTGACTCGTTCATAACGACTTTAAACGCGTATAGACCCTGTCTTTGTTGTACTGACTCTAAATATGGGTTAACTTGTGCTAAGAACGTGTTTCTTGTGGATGCTGTGTTTTGTTCAAATACTAAATTGTCAGATACTTGAGAAATATAATTTTTAAGAGCAATTAGCAATCTACGAACATTTACTCTATCTAAAGCACTTGCTGTATTTTGTAATGTTTTCTGACCAAATACTACAACTCCTCTTCCTGGGAATGTAGCGATTGGATTTACTTTTCCTGTGTATAATGAATCTCTATTTGCTTGAGTTAATTTTCTTTCTGCTTGAACTACAACTCCTAATCCACCTCTATTGATACCTGCTGGTGCGAACCATGCTTCTGCTGTTCTATCATTATTTGCATATACACCTGGAAGTAATACTCCTGCTGGTACCCAAACTCTCTGTCCTGAATCTGGATCTGTAACCATACACCATGGCCAATATGACGCTGCATATGATGTATCTAAAGATGCGGCTGTTGATGTTGCTGCTGTGATTGATGAAGCATATGCTTCAAGATCTAATATTACTATATTATCTCCTCTATTTTCTGTATTTGAAATTAAAGTATTTAATACTGAAGAATATCCTGATTGGAATAATCCTGGAGCTGATATTAGATTATATCTAAAATCATCTTTATTAGCTAATATATTAAAAGCTGTAGTATAATTTTCATCTACTAATCCTTGAGTATCAGTTGCTGTAATTTTATCGTAATATTTACCTGTTCCTGTTAAAATACTACCAACTGCGTCTCCAAATGATCCTGAAGCTTGTAATGGTATAGAAGCTGTAAATTGTGATTGTGGTTGACCACTGTTATCTAAATAATTTGGTGTTTTATAATTTACTTCTTTTACTCTTACGTATCTTGAAGCGTTAGCATAAGATCCTGTAGTTTGTAAGTAAACATCTGTTCCAGATCCTCTTACTACTTGTGTTTGATCTCCAATTATTCTTGAAATGTAATTTGGGGATTTTGGATCTAATGATACATTATTAAATGATTCAAGAACTGATTTTGCTCTTGTAGTATCATTACCTTGTCTAATTATTACACTAAATGTACCTGATGATGTATTTGGTGAAACAACTTCCCATCTTAAATTATTGGTTGTTCCGTTCGTTAAAGCACCTTGTGAATTTTCGGCTCCTGCACTATTCATAATAATACCTTGACCTCTTGATTCTAGTGTAAAAGCATTTGCATCTACTATATCAGCATCTACTAATGTTACTGTTCCTGGCTCTGAACCTGCTCCTAATGCTCCTGCTGCTATTGTTAAAACATCTCCAACTAAATAACCAGATCCTACAGTACCAGCTATCATTGTATCTAATTCATTATATAAATCTACTGAAGTTATAGTTGCTGATGCTTGTGGTGAAAGTAATAATATATTTCCTGTTACTAAAGTATATGTTGATGTTCCAGTACCAGCACCACTACCTAGGGCTATGTTAAGTAATGCTGGATCTATTTCAATTGAATCTCCTACAGTATAGGCTCTACTTGCCCCTTGAGTAAGAACTGCTGATGTTGGAGCTCCGGCACCATCTGTTGTTATGACTATCGAACCACCACCTGCGGTAGCTTCTGTTCCATTAACATATGATGCTGAAATTTCAATTGGAGCTGAAGTTATTCCTGGGGCGAAATTAACACCACCTGATACTTGTCCTGCTGTTATAGCTGATGATTCAACTAACATTTTAGTTCCCATAAGGCCTTCTGCGATAGTAATTACTCCTGCTTCATATCCAGATCCTGTATTTGTAACTGTTATTGTTGATATTGTATTACCTGAAGTTACTACTGATGCCGTAGCTGTTTGATTAGAACCTTGAGTAAGTGGAACTGTCCAACTACCATCTCCTAAAGTTGTAGGATTTGTACCAGCATTAAATACAGCTAATAATTCTGCATTTGTAATGTCTAATTTTGTTCCTGGATTTGAAGTAGCTCTTAATGTTAATCCTGTTCCTGTTCCTCCAGTAAATACAACTGTATTATTATAAGGTGCATCTGATCCATCACAACCAAGTGTAGAACCGAATAAGTTAGTATTTAATGCTATGTCTCCACTTTCTTTATCATTAAAGATTGTTGATGAAGTAGCTGCTGTAAAGGAACCTGAAGCTACTTTTGTAACAATTAGAGATGTTCCTCCATTGTTAAAATAATTCCAAGCGGAAATTGAAGTAAAGAATGTATACTCATCTGAGCCACTTTGAAAAGTAGTACCAAAATTAGCTTGGTATTCACTATAAGTAGTAACAAGTTTAGGAATATTTACTTGACCTTTAACTGTTGGTCCTACTATTGCTGCACCGGCTTGTACTGGTTGAGATGTAATCTGAGATTGATCATTTTCTCTTGCTAGTACTCCGGGGGAAATTAATGTTTCTGCCATGTTATTGAATTGTTATATTTTGATAATAAATATATGGTTCTTTGTCAAAAGTCTACTCATTCGGAGAAAATTCACCAGTTTCTAAAGAAATAGTACCTTGACCATACTTATCCTCTAAATCCTTAGCTATTTTAAGTTCTTCCTCTTGAATTTTTAACAAATCCACTTTTAATTGTTCTTTTTTTGTTGTAAACGTTATTATTTGAACTTCTACACCCCCTATAGTTTCCACTAATTGAGCATAACCTACTTTTAGGTCATTTATTCTTTTTATTTCTTCGTCTGTTAATTTTGCCATCTTATTATACGTATTAAAACTTATTGTTAAAAAATTTGATTTATGCGACTATGTGAAGTGTATACATTATTGATGCATTACTAGCACCACTAACCCCATCATATAATGTAAAATGTCCTGTACCCGAATCTAATGTTGTGGTAAAATAAAGTACTGATGGATTTGGTGTTCCTCCATATTGTGTTATAGATATAAAGGCATTAGTTCCAAATTGTTTTCCAACTAATTCTGTAGCAAATGCAGTTATTATTAGAGGGGCACCAATAAATATTTCATTACCAAAGTAACTACTAAATTTTGAAGGATTAGGAGCTGCATTACCTACTGAAACTGAAGCTTCCGTTATGGATGTTGTTATTGATTTATCTGATATAGATCCAGATAAGGAATAAGATGATGAAGTTGATGTTAATGCAGATTGTGCTAACGCAACATAAGAGGCTGTACTAGCAAGAGTTGATGCTTCGGAATCAAGTGAAATAAGTGCCCAAGATGAAGTTGCAACATAAGAGGCTGTATCTGATGTTATAGAACGTTGTGATATTAATGCATATGATGATGTTGCAACATAAGAGGCTGTTTGAGCTAATTCAACATATGAAGCTGTATCAGCATAACTTGAAGATACTTCTTTAGTAATTTCCACTGAAGCTGATACGGCATATGAAGCTGTTAAAGTATATGATGATGATAAAGCATATGATGAAGACTCGGCATATGAACTTGAAACAGCATTTAAAACATATGATGCGGTTTGTGCTAAATCAACACGTGAAGCTGTTAATGCATACGAAGCCGTTATTGATGTTTTTGCCACTTGAACATATGAAGCAGATGTTGCTAAACCTGTTAAACTACCATAAAAACCAAGTGATGAAGTTGTAGAACCTGTTACAGCTAAGGAACCTGAAAGGTTTATATCATATGCCTCTACTCCTGTAAAAGCATCTATTGATTGGGATATCTCTGCTGCCTTGATAATTGACCCTGATATAATTCCGCTATTGGATAATGTTAATGCCATAATGTATATTAATTTTATTATAAATATTAATAATTATTTCAAAATTGACGATTAACAGCATCAATTACCATATTTGGTGTTATTGATTTAGTACATTCAAACATTCTATCTGTTTCTTTATGATCTGGACACCACTCCCAATCTCCTGCATCTAAAACTGTTCTATTAAAACAACCTGAGCATTTATCTTGTGGTGGGGATAATCTTTCACAGTCTTTAAATTCTGTATAAGGTTCACTAAATCCTGAAATCATTACTACAGGTGTTTTTAATGCCCAAGCTAACCAACTTAACCCACTACTTACTCCTATAAAGGCTTTAGCATTCATTATATCATTAGCAATTTCACCAAATGGAATTTTTCCAGTTCTATCAATAACATTTTTTAATTTTCCTCCTAATTTCGAATCATGCCATTCATCACCTAAAGGTTCTAAAGTTACCATCATAACCTTATAACCACAACCATTTAAATAGTCAATTATAGCTTGCCAACCCCCAGGATTATTCCAATATTTTGCATGAGCAGATGCATGGGGGGCTATACACACGTAAGGATCTTCAATTATTGGGTTAGATTTTTTAAATGTTAAATTAGGTTTAATTTCTGTATATGGGATCCCTAAAATTGAAGAAGCACTTTCTTGTAAGTTTTGTAATTTAAAATCTGATGGAACTTTATTATAATTAATTTTATTATCTTCATAATGCCATCCTACCTCATACATAGCGTATAGGTTACTTTGATGTTCTCCTGGGGGGATAAATGTTATATTTGGGTAGTTTTCTTTAAACATATCATTATGAAATGTTGAAACTATTAACTTACATTGATGTTTTTTTCTAAATTCTTCAGCGTATGGAAACCAAGCCAAAGTATCACCTAAAGCATTAGAAGCAAAGTGAATATATACTCTTTTATCTTTAGCATTAAATTTATGTTCAAATAATATTTTATTATCGTCTAAATCTGTTACTTTTATATTATAATTTATAAAATATTCAAGTGATGTTTTCGACCACATATTATTCTTAAGCTCTGTTTGGTGGATAATGGTATTATTATCTTGGTTGATAAATTC